GCAAAAGAAATAAATAACTAAAAAATTACGACAATGGAAGCAAGAGAAATTTCAAAAAATGATTTTCGTTTTAGAAACGAGGGGAGCGGGTTTTATTCGGTTTTCTATTTTTGTCCTGAGAGTAAAAAAAGCTGGTGGACTGTTATACATGATAGAACTTTGATTAATGCAACAATATGCAACGAAGAGCCAGAACAGAGAGATTTATTAAAATTAAAAGAAATAGCAAAAAAAGGAATTCGTTCGGCTAATTAGTATACTAATAACATAAAATCAAATAAGATGAAAAAGCAAACAGTTATAGCCTCTTCGACAACAAAAGAAGATATAATATATTTAATTAACAAATATTGGTATTCAAAAAACTACACTGTAAACTTTGACACCGGCGAAATAATTGGTTTAAAGGGTATAATGCAAGGGGTTAGAGTTCGAGAAAAAAAAGGGCGGTATCAATTCATAAAAGAAAGCAATAATAATATAATTAAAACACACAAAGATGAATACTTATTTTAAATACTATCCGAATGTTTTCCTTGCAAAATGCGAGGAAAAACATGAAAAAGGCGAAACGATTAAAGTAGCCACAAAATACGGCGTTGAACATGATTGTATAGTTTTCAATCAAATTGGCAAAAAAGAAGGGTTTTTCTATTATTCAATTGTGCGGGCTGATGGGTTTAATCATCAAGAACGAGCAAGAAGAAGAGCCGAAAGGTTGCATGCAGCTTCGTACAATGCAATAAAAAAATCCGATTCATATTATCATGCAGCGCAAGGAGCAACGGCAAGTATCGTATTTGGTCAACCTATTTTAATAGGCCACTATAGCGAAAAAAGCCACCGCCGGGCAATTGAAAGGAGTAACAACGCAATGAAAAAGAGCGTAGAAACACAAGAACAGGCGAAAAACTATGAAACCCGCGCGAAATTTTGGGAGCAAAAGGCAAATAAAATCGATTTATCAATACCGGAAAGCTTAGAATTTTATCAATTTGAACTTGAAAAGGCAAAAGCCAAACACGAAGGTTTAAAAAATGGAACGATTAAAAAAGAGCATTCTTTTTCATTGACATATGCAAAAAAAGAAGTTAATGAACTCGAAACCAAACTAAAAATCGCCAAAAGGTTATGGGCATAAATGAAAATATACACTTTGATTATCAAGCTCTTGCACGTGTTAAATATATGTGCAGGGGCTTTTTTGTGCGGCCTCCTTTCTTTTGAATGCGCCAAAAAGAAAGGAGCAAAGAAAAGCGCCTTCCTTTCTGACAAACGGCTCAGAAAGGAAGCGAAAGAACCCGTGAATTATTTTTTGTCCTTTCAATGAGATATGAAGATGACTTTTTTTGTACCAGAAATAGCGATCACCATAAAAAAATGTCTATGAATACGGACAAAAAAAGAATTCACCTGAGTAAAGTCTTCAAGATAATGGAAAGAAAGGAGCCGGATGGGAGACCTAAAGAGTTTTCTATTCGTTTTGTGAAAATAAGTACAGGTGAACGAGTTGATTATCCAAAGGCTATTCTTACTTCAATCCATACCGCCGGCGATACGGTGAATATCATGCAAGTAGGTGAAAATCATCCACGAAAAATTAAACGTGTTTTAATTGTCCGATTCAACGGACTAAAAGTCTATATCTAATGAGAGAAAAAAGAAATAAAGCAAAAGAAACCAAAGAAGATATTTTTGACTTTGGGGAAACAGCGTATTTACCAGGCGGAAAAGCTGTGGTAATGATGATGGATTCCGGCGATTTAATTGAAAATGCCGATGCCAAAGGAAAGGTTGTAAATCCTACGAATGTAAAATTAAAGGAAATTCCAACATGGATGCCACGTGGCACAAGTAATAGTTTACCGGAAGATATCATTACAAAATGCTACAACAACGTCGCCGTATCAAGTTCAATCGAATTCAATACCCGTATTGCTTATGGCGATGGGATTATGGTAGTTAGAAAAAAACGTGATGATCAAGGCCAAATGGTGTATGAAGAATTGCTTGAGAGCGAAGCACCGGAAATTTTTACATTCATAGAAGATAACAATTATGTCAGGTTGGCTCAAGAATGGGCAAATGATATTTCCGTATTTGCTGATGCGTATGTTCAATTTGTTTTCAACAAACAAGATCCCAAACGAAAGATAGTCCGTATTGTTAATCTCGAAACAGTCTATAGTCGATTAAGCCAAATGAATGCCGACGGAGTGATAGAATGGCATGGATATTCTGCTAAATGGAAAAATGATGCTTCCACTGATTTAATCGCAACTCCTTTTCTGGATCGCAAAGCCCCTTTGTATGACTTAAAGATGAGAATTGGTAAAATACCTAATGAAACAGGGAAAAATGTAGACAAAAAAGAAAATAGTTTTGTGATGAGCATAGCACCTCCTACTCCTGGACGTTTCTATTATGGAATGCCTTCATGGTGGAGTGTGTTTCTATCGGGTTGGTATGATTTTGCTTGCGCAATTCCGGAATTCAAAAAAGCATTGATTCGAAATTCGATGGTGATCAAATACCATGTAAAAATTCGTGAAGGGTTTTGGAACAAGTTATATAATTCCGAAAATATTACTGATCCAGCTTTGAAGATTGCACGCCGAAGAAAGTTTCTTGAAGATATGAATGCATTTCTTTCGGGGGCCGGAAATTCAGGAAAGAGTTTTATTTCGGAATTTGTTTATGACAAGGTGAAAGGTGCAGAAGAACAAGATGTGATAATCGATGCAGTGCCTAATGGCTTAACAGATGGACAATATGTGGAAGATAGCGAGGAAGCAAGTAATGTGATCTATTCAGCCACAGGCGTACATCCATCTATCATTGGAGCGTCGCCAGGGAAGTCGAAAAGCATCAATGGGACAGAAGCACGAGAATTGTTTATCATAAAACAAGCCATGACCAAGCCGATCCGCGATGCACTCACGATGCCACTGTACATCGTTAAAGCTATTAATGATTGGCCAGCCGATATTCATTTTATGATTCCAAACATCGTCCTTGAAACATTGGATAAAGGAACAGGCGCAATAAAACAAATTGGCAATCAAAAAATATAAATCATGAGTAATTTATTTCAATCCATCCAGGAGTTAAGTGGTTTTGTAAAAATCAATGCAAATCTTTCATTCAATATTATAAAACCATACATAGATGATGCGCGTGACATGTTTATTCGTCGTTATATTGGCAACGAATTAACGGATAAATTGGAAGCCTATGCAAAGGATCGTTCAATTGAAAATCCAGCCATGATAGTATTACTTTCACTGATTCAGCGTTCGTTAGCCCCATTTGCCCTTTTGATGGCAACACGTGAAACGAGTATCAATTTTGGCGACACGGGACATACTGTTTCAAGAACCGACAAATTAGCACCGGCAAGCGATAAGAAAATAGCAGACTACATGCAAAGTTTACAAGAACGCGGTTGGAACAACCTGGAATTGGCTATTCAATTTATTGAAAAAAGAATTAGTGATTATCCTGAATATAAAATAGACACAACGCATTTCATCCAATCGGCTACAGATTTTCAGGATAATGGATTGGTGGATATTCAATATAGCCGGTTGACCTATCAAACGCTATTTATGACAATGTGTAGCATTGAAAAAAAAGAGATTTGGAAATTACTCGGAAACACACTCTTTACTTCGTTACTTGCAAAAGCAAATACAACCGCTGTTTCAGATATTGAAAAAGGCGTAATTGACTTAATTAAAAAGTATATTGCAAATCGCGTTGCATTTATCATGAGCAACACAAAAAGCACCACGCAAAGGGCAGCGCCTCAATACGGCGTGGAATATACGCCTCTTTTTCGTCCGCTAAGCAACAGTGACGAACAAGGAAATTTCTATGAAGAAGAATCAAAGTTCTACATGCAGGAATTAATTTCAATGCTTAAAGCCAATGCAGACGCATTAAATTATACGCCGGTTGATACTGTTTTAGCGTTCAACAATGTTGATAAAACTTCTTTTTATATGTTAGGATGATGAAAGACCTTACACTACCGGCCAATTGGAACGAACTTTCAGCCAAAGAGATTTTATTCCTGCTAAAACTCACTTTTGAAAATGTTTCTCCCCAAGAATGTAAAGTGAAAATGCTACTTTTTTGCCTCAATGCAAGCGTCAAACAGGAACAAAACGGCCTGTATTTGTTGAAAATAGGACGCGACAAATACCTTGTTTCACCTGATTGGGTGAATGAGCAAGCTGAAAAATTAGATTTTTTGCTTTCACAGCCCGACGAACAAGGGAATCGCTACATCTATCCGAAACTTACCCGGAATCCGTTCCCAATTGTGAAAAGCCGTTTTCGCAAGCTCAAAGGGCCAGCCGATGGGCTTACAGATATTACGTATGATCAATTTATTTATTTGCAAACTTACCAAAGCCAGTTGCAAACAACCGAAAAAGCAATTGATTTGTTCATTTCAGTGATCTATCTTCATAAAGGCAAATCGAATTTGAAATTAGTATCTCATTTATCACCAGAAGTAAAGATGGCGATCTTTTGGTTTTATCTTGGTTGCCTTGATTTCATTACCGAAAAGTTTCCTTTGACTTTTTCCGGTGGGGGCGAAGCAAAAGGGAGTGTGTATGAAAATCAAATGCGCATTGTCAACACATTGGCCAATGGTGACGTCACCAAAAAGCCAGAGGTTAGAAATGCAAATCTTTACGACGCCCTCTATAGTATGGAAATGGCTGTAGAAGAACATGAAAAAATGACCGACATCATAAAATAATCTTATTCTTGCTCATGATATTAGTCGTAAACCGTCGTGGTCTGTGAAGATCGGGCGGTTTTTTTATTTGCGTTAAATATTTATAATTAGGCATACTCGGTGTATGTTTATTGAATTTGTTTTGTATCTTTGAACAAATAAATAGATACAAAAATGAAAACAACATTAAAAACAGCATCATGAGAATAATTAATTACACATTACCCGAAATCGTCTTCTTAGATGGCAATAGTCACGAAGGTAATACCCTCGAAGATAGAACAGTAATACTTCATGTTCGATCAAATACGATGCTTGAAGTAATAGCGCTCGAAGACACGAAAGATTTAAATCTGAATTGTCAGGTATTTAACTTTACTTATAAGAATAGGTATCAAATCAATGAATCTTATTTGTTTGCCGTTCATTATACGTTTGCCACGCCGAACGAAATGCAAACAATCTTTGAAAGGTGCCGAGATTGGTATTGTGCATATCTTACATGGGAAGATGAAAATATAGAAGAAGATGCAACAACAAGAGTAAATTAAATAAATAAACGTATGAAAACAACAAAAGAAGCATTTGAAGAATTGGTTTCACGAAGAAATTGGTGGAAAAACGTTTTGCCCAATAGCAATAACGCAAGTGTGTATAAAAGACGTCTAAAAGCAGGAATCTTAACAGAAGCAACAATGGAAAAGTTGCTCAAAAAGGCCGGATATGAATCAAATGAAAAAATTTGGTTGAAAAAGAACAAATCTCCAAAATAGATATTATCTTTGTAACAATCAAACACAAAGGTAATTCGTCTTTTCAAGCCCCATCATTGGGGCTTTTTTGTGATTAATAGATTATTTTTTTTTATTTATTGATTAGGCATTAATTACTATCTTTGCTATTATGATAGATGATTATCCAAAAAATAAATTTAAACGCGACTTAAATCAACTGCCTTTTGTCGTGATATTTTGCTTATTAATTTGGCTCTTAAAAACATGTTCTTAAATATCAATCTATTATGAAAAAACTTCTCTTTTTATTCCTGTTATTGCCGGTGATGGCATTAGCACAAAATGAAAAACAAGATTCTTTGCTCGGCATTATGCCCCAAATTGACGGCAAAGCTCATTATCAAGGCATCGTGAAAGTTGATAGTGTTAATCAAAAAACACTTTATTCAAGAGCCAAATTATTTTTTTCAGACATTTTTGTTTCGGGTAAAAGTGTAATAGACATGCAAGACGAAGCGTCGGGTATCATTGTAGGAAAAAGTTATTTTTCAAGGCCTGTATCCTGGTTAGATGTTACATTTACAATTAAAATACAAGTAAAAGATGGCCGATATAAATATGAAATCTATGATATTCGAACAAAAAGTGAAGCATCAGTTTTTGGAACAATGTATATGCCGGGAACAAATTTTCCTATAGAAGAACAAACCAGCAAAAAAAGACTTGCTACCATCAATGCTAAATTTGAAGCATTAATAGAATTATTGAAATCTTCGATGCAACAAAATAAAGTAGAAAATGATTGGTGATACAATTGCATTTTGAAAAAATACCTTATCTTTGCAGTGCTGATACTAACAAAAGGACTTTGAAGTCCCACCTTAATAAGGTGGTTTTTTTTACATATAAATGGCGGTGCCATTTTCCGAGTCGGTAGGACCGACAAAAGTCCTTTTGGGAGTTTCAGCGGCGGAAAATGAGCACCGCTTCCATTTTAAATCGCTCTATCACAAAGCTGAAATCCCAAAATTATGACTAACAAAGAAGCCCTTCGCCTTTTGGCGATTCTGTACAAAGCCGACACTCCGGCGGATGAACGTCTGAGAGCCTATCACCAACTTCAGGAATTGGTGAATACATTGATCCCCGAATAGATTTTGTCCTTTCAAAGCCCCTTCATTGGGGCTTTTTTTGTATCCGTAAACTGATACGGATATGAAATACAACCACTTTTCTTATGGCGAAATGATCGCCACCCGCCACAAAGCGATACAGCATAACGTCAGTGATGTACACTTTTTTCGCAGCACCGAAACAGAAGAAGTAACTGAATTGGACGCTCGACTATCGCAAGCGCACGACGTCGTGTTGGTAGCTATCGACGGCAAAAACTCCGACTATGAAATGAATGGTGCCGATGCACTTATTGAGACACCTCAATATTTCTTCGCCATTCTTAAGCAAACCAATTCCACCGACGATGCTACGATAGCCAACGCACAAGAAGCAAGCAAAAGCATTGCATCACAAATCATTGCCTACATGTTACGCGATCAACTAAACCGAATAAACGGGTTAGAAGATCTCGACGCTTCATCATTCACCGTGCGCGGCATTGGCCCATTTGGAGATAATTTTTATGGCGTAATGCTGGGATTCAACCTGAAACCAAATGTCAATTATGAAGTTGACGAAACCGTTTGGGAGGTATAAACATGGGATATTACAACCGGCTTTCACAACAAATGAACCAACGGCGTGGAACCCGAAAAACAGTTGTTTCTGGGCTTCCTTTCGAACTTACCATGCAGCCCGTGTCCGAAATTGACAAATACAACCGGTCGCAGGACAAAGATAAGGTGTTGCAATTCAATGATGACGTAAAGGCGTGGGCCATCGAAACGACGTCGAAATTGCAAATGAACGCTCGCATAATGGTGAAACGCAATGTCGATTTGGCCGAGTCCATTCATCCCAATCTCTATTTTGACAAAAAATATACGAAAGAAGTAAATCGGGTTGGCTTTTCGTTTCTCAGAGAAGGAATCTACATTCATCGTGGTGCCGGACGTGGTTATGGCGGAAACAAAGGCGGCAGCAAATGGACAGATCGTTTTGGCAACCTGAAACAAACCAATCCAGATAGCTATTTCAAGATGGGCACCGGCAATCGTCGCCCAATCCAATGGTTCAATCCCGTCATCGAAAGACAACTTCCTTTTTTAGCCGACATCGTAAGCAACTATGCCGCAGAACTTTCCATTAACGCAACTAACCTATTTATTCAAGAATAACATGGCAAACGATCTCAACCGTTCGATAAAAATATATATCGACAACAGCGATGCACAGCTTAAAGCAACGCAATTGGAAGCAAAAATTCAAGAACTGAATGCTTCATTGGAACAGTTGGCCGCTACAGGGCAAAAAGACACAACTTCTTATGCCCAAAAAGAAAAAGCATACAATCAGGCGACCGGTGCGCTGGCAAAATATAAAACATCGGTAGCCGAAACCACGCGAGTGCTAAACAACCTAAGCGGAGCAACTTACAAAGAATTAAATTCCATTTCTAAAACCATTCAGAGCGATTTAAAAGGAATGGAACGCAATACAGACGAATATCGTGCTAAGTTGCAATTGCTTCAAACAGTGGAAAAAGAGCGCACCACCGCTTTAGCAGCAATGCGTGTCGAATCGGGAAGTCAACAAACGATGTGGAGTCGCATGGCCGATGGTATAAACAGATATTCCATGATGGCCATGACCGGCATTGCAGCCTTGGCAGGGATTACCATGAAATTAAATGAATACAGGCAGGCAGCGCTTGATCTCGAAAGTTCGAAAGCTAATCTAAAGGCATTGACAGGATTAGATGATCAAGGCGTTAATTATTTGACTGATCAAGCAAAAAAATTGTCAACATCGATCACGGAAGATGGTGTCCGAATTACGCAATCGGCAAAAGACATAGAAGATGGGTTCACAAAAATGGGGAGTAAACGTCCCGAATTGTTGAAAAACAAAGAAGCATTGGCGGAAGTGACAAAGGAAGCACTCACATTGGCAGCAGCCGGAAAGATGGAAGCCGAACCCGCTTTTGAAGCATTGGCAGCCACCATGAATCAGTTTAACATGGGAGCCGATCAAGCCAAAAGAGCCATTAATGTGCTGGGTGCCGGTGCATTGGCAGGAAGCGCTGAAGTATCCGATTTGACGGATTCGTTGAAAAACGTTGGTGCTGTTGCAAATGGCGCCAATATGAGCTTGGAACAAACCGTCGGTGTCCTTGAAGTGTTGGCCGAAAAACAACTTGTAGGAGAAGAAGCCGGTACGAAACTGCGAGGCGCCATTGTCAAAATGCAAGCAGCCGGGTTAGGCTATGCAAGTGGAAGCTTTAATTTCCGTGATGCATTAATAGAACTTACCAATAAACTCAAAGGATTGCATACTGAAATGGCAAGAGACGCAAAGATGCATGAAGTCTTTGGTCTTGAAAATATTACTGCCGGTAAGATATTGGTAAGTAATATTGCCGAATATGATAAAATGACGAAAGCGGTAACAGGCACCAATGTAGCCATAGATCAAGCAATCATCAATACATCGACAATGAGCGCTAAACTTGCACAGGCAAAAAATGAGATGCAATTAGCCGGTATGGAATTGGCCGATAAATTAGCCCCAGCTCTTTACATGGTAACATCAGGAACAAGAGATGTGATGAAAGCATTGGTAGCTTTGATGCCTTATTTCCCATTGTTAGGAAAAATGTTGGTAATGGTAGCCGGATATTTCATAGCCTATAATGCCGTTAAAATAAAAAATAACATTTTGCTTAAAGAAGGTATAGGTCTTAGAATTAAAGACGCTATTGTGCTTAAGGCATTGATGATTCAAGAAGCGATTGCTAAAACCGTGACAGAAGATATGACATTGGCCACAAAAGCAGCCGCTATAGCACAAGCACTTTGGAATGCCACCATAAAAGCAAATCCATGGGGTTGGGCAATCGGAATTTTAACTACTCTTGGCGGGGTGTTGTGGATGTTAATCGGACATCATAAAGAATTGACCGACTTAGAACAAGCCCATTTGAATATTGAAAAACAAGTAAGTGAATCTTATAATTCAGAAGCCGATAAACTGAAAATATTGACCACGACGTTGAACAATAATAAACTTTCTTATTCAGCTCGAATGCAGGCTTTGAATGAAATTAAAGCAATGGTGCCGGAGTATCACGCATCCTTGACAAAAGAAGGAACGTTGATCAATAATAATACAGAAGCACTCGATGAATATCTTGTCAAATTAAAAGAAACAATACGACTTGAAGCATCAAAAAAAGAATTAAGCAAGATGTATGATGATGAAAGAGATATTCAAAAAAAAATAGCTATAGCTGAAAACCAGGCAAAAAAAGCGCAAGAAAATGCGTTGAATCAAGGAATTAATAATCCATTGGGAGCGTTAACTTATTCAAGTCTTCAGGAAACAAATGTCAATAGTTTGAAAGATCAATTGACCATAAAACAAAAAGATATTAAAGCCATAGAAAAAGAGGTTCAAGATGGAATTAAAAAAACAAGCAATGCAGCATCACCTAAAAAAGGAGATAAACGATTAGTTGATGGAGTTCCATGTACCTATGATGGAACAAAATGGGTACCTGACAAAAAGGCCGGCGGCAGTGGGGGCAGTGGTGGTGGAGATGACGATGCAAAAAAAGAATTGCAAAAAAGGCTTGATCAAATAGAGCAAGAAAAAACAGCAGAAGAAAATATATTGAAACAAAAATATGCTCAGGGAATTATAGGGAAATTAGCTTATGAGAATCAATTATATTTGATTGAACAAGAAGCATTGATGAAGAGATACAAACTTTATGAAAAAGATAGAGAAAAACAAGGAGAAGAATACAATAAAATGCTTGATGCTCGAATTAAATTTCTAGAAAAAACAGAAAAACTGCATGGCGAAACTTTTGAAAAAACAAATGTTGACATGCAAAAAACCACAGAAGACGCACAAAAAGGATTGAAGAATTTGGCATCTAAAGAAACAAAAGAAGTAGTTAGTGAATTGGCAATAAGATTAAAACAAATAGATATCGCTGAACAACGAGAACTTAACAATAAAAATCTGACAGAAAAAGAAAAAGCAGAAATTGAAAAAAAATACAATAAGATAAGGCTTCAATTGACAATATTAACAGAAGAAGAAAAAGAGGAAATTTTATCAAATGCTTTTGGGGCATTATCAAAAGTTTTAGATAAAAATACAGCTGCAAGCAAAGCAGCTGCCATTGCACAAGCAACAATGGATACGTATGTGGCTGCGAATAAAGCATTAGCAACCTATCCACCTCCATGGGGGGCAATAGCAGCAGGAACAGCTATTGTAGAAGGATTGGCAAACGTGAAAAATATTTTAAATGTAAATGAAAATAGTTCTTCTAATGCAACTTCTGAATCATATAATTCCGGAGCACGTGTTTTGCAAAATGCAAATGGAAAATATGATGTGATAGGCGCCAGCGATGGAAAGTTGTATCAAAATATCCCATTTGTAGGCAGTGCACAAACCGGCGTGGTGAAACAACCG